CAGGAATAAAATAAACAGCTTCGAAATTGTCATTCAAATGCTCCAGGGCTCTAAGGCTGTAATTAAGAGTAACAATATTAATACTGGCTCTATTGTTATGCCAATCGCCAAGAAAGAACGCAGTTTCGCATCCTTCCTCCTTAGCCTTTGCTGTAAACCATTTGATAAAATTTAAACAATCGTCATTGTGAGTTTGACTATTACTTTTAAGACCAAAGTGTATATCTGTGCAGACTGCTGCTCGTTTAAATAAGTTAGACATTCAAGTATTTTAACAAATTATTATGTGACAAATCAAGTTTCAATTTGCTCAAGCCAAGAAAATGTTGGCTTCCAATTGGTTTTTCTTCTTATATCTAGTTTGTCTAAATAATCTTTCAAAAAGTTTATTTTATCTAAATTAGATAAACAATTCTTGCTCCGAGTAGCTATCCCTTGCATCATTTGTTTTTGACCTTGTTGAACTTCTGTGTGTTCTGGCATTAGACTTAAAATTTTTTCAAAATCTTCACTAAAAATTTCACCAGCAAACTGGTACAAGTCATCAATACAGCCGTCTCCACTAGTGTTAAAGCTATGTAAAATTTTATTGGAAGTAGTTCTCCATTCATCTGTAATATCTTGTTGACCATCATTCCATTCGTTAATTTTTACAAGTAAATTTGGAAGAATTTTTACAGTCAACGCAGAAATAGTGCTGTTGATAGATGGTAGTATCCATGGTGTATTTAGAATGTAACGAAAGTTTTGTTCCCATAGTGGCAAACTTAACCCGTATCTCACGTACTCCTGTTCTTGACCCCAACCATCTAAACTCGCGGTCAATTGCAATCTCCACATTTTCTTATGTTCAGCTAAAAATTTAAATTTTTTGATGTATTGTTGAAATATTTTATGTGGTATATTCAAATTTGATACTAAGCTAATCTCCAAATCGGGGTGACCATGTTTTGCCCAGAAAAAAATTGTTTTATCTAGCTCCTCCATCAAAAAAGGTTCTCCGCCTAACACATGGAATCGTCTTATCTTAGATGCATTTTTGTTTGAGCCTAAATAATCCCAAAATTGAGATATCATTTCTTTATGATGAGGATTTTTTTGTTCAGTTTGTCCGTTAAAGTTATTAAATGTTTTGTTATCTTTGAAAATGTTACCGTATTTTCTATTTTCATCTTCCCATTTGCTGCTGTATTGTGGACCGCAATAGGTACATGCCATGTTACAAGTATTGTTAAACCATACCTCAATTATAGTAGGTGTTACCGAGACTGCTTGATTGTCTAAATGTACTTCGGGCGGAATTAAGTGTTTGTCGGCTAGTTGTTCAAGTTGAAACTTTCTATCACTCAAGCCGCCGGCATCCTCTATATTTTTACAATATTCACAACCTTTTCCAGGCCAACTACCTGCTAACATTTTTTGTCTTGCTTCTATTTTTTCAGGCAAGTTATGAAAGTTATGAAAATTGGCAGGATCAATCGCGTGCCTTTCTACTCTATGACATGATGAGGACGTCCCACTTTGAAAAAAAATTGAACTCCAGGACCATTTTAATAAACACGCAGTTGATGATTTAATTGGAAAGACTACTTTAGTCGTCATTGTAATCGCCAGATGATTGCCCGCCGCCCCACGAACCCATGCCCTGTCTGGTATAACTAGGGGTAAGACCGTTCATTTCAAGAATATCATCTCTCAAATTTTGACTACGCTTTTCGATATTAAGCACTCGAGTAAAACTATTAGTAATGGCGGCAGTGTAATACGCAAACGGATTTTGCGATTTACTTTCGTCAAATTGCAGTCCTATCTGTGATAATTGTAATAGTGCTTGACTACGCATTTCGTCGTTGTAGGTATATCCGCGCCAATTGCTACGTGTGGCATAGCGTTCGCACAATTTCATAAACATGTGTGCCAGTGTTCTTGTCATAGTACCGTGATCTCTGTTAAATTTGCCTTTGATCAAATCACCTTGCCAATGACTTTTGCCCACACAGTAAGGCACACCATCCTCATCAATCTTGTAGTGTTGAAACGGCGGAAAGTTCACCTTGACGAACTTACTTGGCATTACAACACTGGTGTCGTCATATTCTGTCAACGGATCTGCTTCATCGTCCTCAACTAACACCTTGGCTTTTTTTGATTTAGCAGTATCAGTTGGAATATGATCCCATGTCATAACTCTAAAAACTACGTCTGTAGGAGAAATCTTGCTGGGTTTTATGGCAAAGTCATCCAGCTTGAGTTTTACTGTGCTGGTGGATTGCGCTAGGTCGTAAGCAGCACGAGTTAGTCTTTCTGCTCTCAATTTACGCCCTTCGGCGGTGTTTTTCTTGTTGATTTTGTCAACAGATGGCAAGATGATGTCATAATACCCATCTTCTGGAGTTAGAAAACTGCAATAGGTAATCTTGCTTTTGTGTATTTCTTTTAAAATGTCTCTGTTGTTTAGGTAGTTGTGTTTCATCAGGTTCCTTAAAATACTCAGTTAATTTAGCAAATAAATAATAAAAATGCAAGAAGAATTTATATGCCAAAAGTCACTCAAATCTTAACCAATCTTGGCGGCACAGCCAGATCACTTACTAGCACAGTTGCCAGTAGAGTGGCTGGCATACCACAGAATTTAATTCCCAACAACGGAAACTTTACCTCGCAAGCAGGCGGGTTTTTGCCAGCAAATATACGTAGACAGTTGGCTGGATTGTTGCCAGGAGGCGGTGCTATTGCTAAAGTGTTTACACAAAACCCAGCGATCCAATTTGGATCAAACGATACCGATAATGACTGGCGTGTTCGTATAAGCATAAATCCTAGTAGCAAAATTTTATATTGGGATTCTGGCGCCACTGGCTTACTAGCTCCTTTGAGAGCCACTGACGGTTTTATATTTCCTTACGTACCAAATGTCACTGTTTCGCATACAGCAAATTATTCCTCAGTTCCGTTGACACATTCCAATTACACACAATATTTTTATGACTCAAGTTCAGTGGCTGCTATCAACATTTCGGGTGATTTTACTGTGCAAAATGTGGACGAAGGCAGATATTTTTTAGCGGCATTATACTTTTTTAGAGCCTGTACAAAGATGTTTTATGGTGCAACAGGAGAATACCAAGGCAGTCCTCCACCAATTGTGTATTTAAACGGATACGGACAACATTATTTACCAAATGTACCTTGTGTTGTAACTAGTTTCAGTCATACCATGCCAAATGATGTGGACTATTTAGAAGTTATTACTGCCCAATCAACCACTACGAAACAAGTACAAACTGCTGCTACATATTTTCCAACACCAGGCCAGTCAAACAGTATGACAATTGACCAGACTACTACCAACAATGCATTTAATAGAGTGCCGACTATTAGTACTTTTGGTCTTACATTACAACCAGTAATTAGTAGATCACAAGCCATTGATTTTGATTACAAAGAATTTGCACGGGGTGGTTTAATTGTTGGTAAAAATAATCCGTACCCTGGAGGTTATCTATAATGTCTAGAGTTAATTATCAACCTTCAAGTCCATATTATCAAACAAACAGCTTTGGAGACTTTTTAGATGTAATGACCAATCGTCCTGTTTCAAAATTACCCGACGATGTTTTATATGAAATAGACAGCGTTTATCAATTTAGACCAGACTTGTTGGCTGCTGATCTTTACGGCACTAGTGCTCTATGGTGGGTTTTTGCTCAACGCAATCCTAACACTTTGGTTGATCCGTTAAGAGATTTTGTTGCAGGCACAAGAATTTATATACCCAAGATTGAAACGCTCAAACAAGACTTGGGAGTATAATCAATGGCTTCAGAAGCAAATTTCAGTGGTGATACAGCCAACACCAATAGAAACACCAGTGTAGTAGGTACCGGTGCTTCAGGTAACTCGTCATCATTGGCGCCCAAACCGCCGGAAGCCACTCCTTTCAACAAATTACACGCCTATACCAGCTACACTTACAGAATCACTTTATTTTTCTTGACATCAAAAGATTACAACAAGCTGTGTACCAATCCTAGCAAATTTACTCCAAAGCAGGCGCTTATAAGCAGTTCGGGCGGATATGCCAAAGCTAGCAGTTCGACGGATACCGAAACAGTGAGACATCCAGATTTTAGAACTGATTTTTTTATTGATAATCTGTCAATTGAAACAATTGTTGGATTAAATGCAAAAAGCAAGGCCTCTAACGCTGTAGACATAAGCTTTAATATCACTGAACCATATGGTTTAAGTTTGTTGGATAGATTATTAAGTGCCTGCGAAACTTCAGAAGACCGTAACCCTAACTATGCTACACAGCCTTATTTGTTACAGGTAGATTTATTGGCAAGTCCTACCGATGACATGCTGTCTCGATTTAATAGAACAGACAACTTGATTGATAGAAAAAGGATCGCTATCAAAATCATTGAAATGAAAATTAAACCTAGTGCAAGTGGTAGTACATATAGTATAAAAGCCATGCCTTTTAATCATAGCGCATTTGATCAAACCACTGCGCCGGTGCCGGTGCCATTGGCTGTTGAAGCTAAAACTGTGGGCGACTTTTTTTCTAACAACGACGATCAAGCGCAGTTGTTTGCAGGACAATTAAAATCTGAAGAAGAAAGATTAGAATCAGACATTCAAAAATGGATTACTCAAAATCCTCAAGTGACTTCAAGTTATCAAACGGGAAGGACCCCTAGCGCAGCAGAAATAGCACAACAAAGAAAAGCTCTTAAAGATAAGATAATTTATAACACAGGAAGTTTTACAGCAGCGTATAATAGATATATGAAAAATGTTGCTGACCCAGCTAAAATAGTGCAGTATCCGCCTAGTCAAATTTCGTTCACCATGCCAAAGGAAATAGCCGAGTCAATCATTGTAGATCCACAAAGAGCACAAACTTCAAATGCCACAATGGATGATCAGACTAAAGGTCCTAGTCAACCCAGTCCTGATTTAAAAAATAAAGAAGCGTTTATTATCAAGGCCGGTGAAAGTGTTATTGAAGTAATTGACAAGGTGCTAGGTAAAAGTGATTATGTAAAAAATCAAATCAATACACAAAATAAATTAAGAGACGAAGAAGAAGCAAATGCAGCCTATAATAACGGTGGCGAGAGAGCTGATAACAAACCCAGTGCAAAGAATATCAAATGGTACAAATTGGTACCTACAGTAGAATTAAAAGACTTTGATATAATTCGAAACAATTATAGCAAAACAGTAAACTATGCCATATTACCTTATAATGCTGCTAACAAGTTCCATCCAAATTTTCCACAAACAACAGGCAAGGATGTTGAAAAGCAAATTGTAAGAGAATACAACTATTTGTATACAGGAAAAAATCAAGATATTTTACGAATTGACATTGACTTTGATACTTCCTACTATACACAAATAACCACCTACAAGGAACAGGTTGCTCGCAGCGGAACAAATTTAGCTAGTGATGAAAATGACAAAACCACACCAGAAAATTTACAAGCACCAGCTAATAAAGCCACAGCCAAAATAACCCCACAAACCTACGAAATAACCGGATCTGATGTAAAAGCAAGCGGTTTAAATACTGCCACAAATCCCGAAGAAAAAATTGTGTTTGATCTAAAAAATAGCCTTTACACAAGGTCACGCGGTGATAACTTAAACATCAAAATACAAATTCTAGGCGATCCTGATTTTATTAAACAGGATGATATCTATTACAATCCTGTGTCAGAAGAATATCAAACAATTATAGCCAATAGGGGAACAGCGCCAATTGTAAAGGATGGAACGGCGGCTGGCCAGATTATATTTGATAGCGAAGAAGTGTATGTAAAATTAAATTTTAAAAATTTTGTAGATATAGACGATAAAATTGGTATTCAAAACAAGCAAACAGTGTTAAGGAATGGTCGTACTACAGATGGGTCATTTAGCGGTATCTATAGAGTTATGAAAGTGCAAAATGAATTTGCCAAAGGACAATTTACCCAGACATTGGAATTGATCAGAATGCCTGATGAATTACCAAAAGCTACTACAGCGTCTACTCAACCAGTAAATAACGAAAGCAGTGATTATTCGGGGCGCGGTGCAAGCTCTGCCGTTAACAATCAAACAAATAATTTTAATTCTTAATAATCATTTGGGTACAGGAACAATTTAATGTCAAATAAACCAATTGGAATAAAAGCACCAGACTGGGCCGGTGGAGGTTTTCAAGGCAGCACGGCAGGAAAATTAGATCCTGGTCCATACTTGGCTATTATTAAAAACAATGCCGATCCTGCAAGACTGGGTCGATTGGCAGTGTTTGTTCCTGATATTGGTGGCGACGAAAGCGACTCTAGTAAATGGTACATTGTAAGATATGCCAGTCCTTTTTTGGGCAGTACCCTGGGTATACCAGGTTCCAAAGATAGCAATAATTTTGCTTTTTCTCAACAAACTTACGGCTTCTGGGCAGTGCCACCCGACATTGGTAATTTTGTTTTAATTACATTTGTGATGGGCGACGCTAGTAGAGGATATTGGTTTGCGTGTGTGCCTAACATGCAAACTGCTCACATGGTTCCAGGCTTGGCGAGGCCTTTTGGTAACGTAATCGCTGGAAAAATCAACGAAGACTCAACTTTTGGACAAGGCCGAATCTCTAACACCAGCTATTTGCCAACTAGTGAACTGGTTTCAGAAACTAACAGCGTAGACAATAATCCAAAGTTTTATGACTTGCCCAAAGTGGTGCACACCTGGCAAGCCAACATTCTAATTGAACAAGGATTAGATAAAGATCCTGTTAGAGGCACAATCACAAGTAGCAGTCAACGAGAATCACCTAGTCAAGTGGTTGGGCTGAGCAGCCCAGGTAGATCATCTCCTGACACTACAGATTTTCCAAATCTTGAAGAACTACTTAAAGATCCAAATAACCTACCAATTTCATTAATACAGCAATGGCCCAACAGAAAAGGTGGCCATTCCTTGGTAATGGATGACGGTGATATTTTTGGACAAAATAGACTTTTTAAATTACGCAGCAGCAGTGGTCATCAGATCTTGATGCACGACACTGAGGATTTGATTTACATCAGTAATAGCAAAGGCACAGCTTGGGTAGAATTGACACCAGACGGCAGCGTAAATGTTTTTAGTAACAGCAATGTCAGCATCAGAGCACAACAGGATTTGAATTTACACGCAGACAACAACATCAACATTACCAGTGGTAACACCTTGAAAATTAGCTCGGCAAAATATTTTTTAAACGAAACACAACACTATCAGCTGACTGCTACAAAAAATTATGCTCTCAATGCAGGCAATGTGGGCATAAAGAGTGGAACCACACTATTAATGGAAGCAGTTGCCGGTGGTTGGAAAACCAGTGCAGATATAGTATTAAAAGGTAGAAAAATATTTTTAAACACCAGTACCCCTGCTTCACCGTTGACTAATAAGCCGTTAGAGTTTTATCAACAGGCCAATGTAGAATACGATAACAACACAAAACTCTGGAAAACATCAAGCACCTTGTTTGAGAGTTTATCACCGTTTGCACCCACACACGAACCATGGACTAGACAAACCGGCAAACTCAAAAAAAATACAGGCAAAATTGTTCCACCTAAAGCACAAACACCAGGGAAAACATAATGTCTAATGCCGGTATAACAAGTGCAAATAATTTTACAGTCACAAGCCCTGCCAGTAGAGAAGTGTTAGGAAATGTGTCTTCGCCACGCGGTGTTGGGCTAGACAAAATAAGACCCAACATTGAAACTTTGACCAAGTTTGAAACAAAATGCGTTCAGATACAAATAAGCAGCTTAGAAAGCAACATCAATGCCAACCTGGTCAATCTTGGCGTACCGCAACTGGGACCTTTTGTGGCCAACATCAATGCCAACACTGTGGTTTCGCATGCAAACACATATTTTAGCAATGTGGCCACGCTGATTATTACCAACAGTGATCACAGTGACATAAGATTGGGCATGGTAGCCAACATACGCAGCCCCAGTGTTGGTGCATTTGGCAGCAACACCATGGTAATCAAAAAGTCCCAAGGCGGCAATATCGGCTCGGGCAACTTTGTGCCGGGATTTACGTACAGGATTACCAGTATAGGAACCACAGATTTTACATTGTTTGGACTAGAAGGCAATGTGGCCAATGTGGTAATTGGCAACATATTTGTAGCCAATGCAGCCGGAAACGGCACAGGCACAGCATTTTTGACCAACAATCAAATCATGCTGGGTAGCAATCACACCGTCAGCGGCGATGTTACATTTGCAATATCACCATTGAAGCTGGGCAAGTACCAAAATTCCGAGTGGCTGTTGACCAGATACGGATACAAAAATCCTGACGGCACCTGGACTGCTCGGGATGGGGTAGACACCAATGAAGTGTTTGTGGCGGCCACAGAAGTGCAGGACGCCATAATGAATGATTTTATACAAGAACAGTACAGCGAGTTGATCAAGGCCGGCGCCATCAGAGATGGCGACAGCAAAGAAGTCATAGCCGGCATGCTGGCACTGGCCTATCAATATCAAGATCTAGGGTATCCACCCTTGAATCAAAATCCACGCAACTCAGATGGCACTATCAATTTAGTGAACTATTCTATAGCCACAAAAGCCAATGTGTGGCGTAACACCGGACAAACTGTGGACAGTCGCGGGCGTCCAGGACACATTTACTTTAATGGCGGTCGCTACGCTGTGGGCACACTGGGTGCAGATACACCAGAATAAATACAATTATGGCGATTACAAGATACAGAGGTTTTAGCACAATAAATCAGTATAAAAAATTTAAGTTAACTGATTTAGAGTTAATTAAACGCGATTTGTTAAATCATTTTGCTATCCGTAAAGGTGAAAAATTAATGAATTCTGAATTTGGAAGTATAATTTGGAACGTGCTTTTTGAACCTTTAAGTCCTGACGTCAAAGCTTTAGTAGTAGATGACATTCAAAGAGTAGTCAATTACGATCCAAGAGTTAGGGTAGATAATGTTTTAGTTGATCAATTTGATTATGGGCTTCAGGTACAGGTTGAAATGACATTCTTGCCTGATGATTTAAGTGATGTGCTTATTCTTCAATTTGACAAAGAATTGAATACAGTAATAGCAGCTTAAAAGTACCACTTTTTTATTGCGATAAATACTGAATAGGGTATTAAGTATGGCTATTACTACAAGACAAACTAGTTTATTAGTCCAACAAGATTGGACAAAAATTTATCAGACATTTAGAGAAGCTGATTTCCAAAGTTTTGATTACGAAACTTTGAGAAAATCCATGATCGAGTACTTGCGTACTTACTATCCAGAAGACTTCAACGATTTCACAGACAGTTCTGAATATATTGCACTAATTGATCTTATAGCGTTTTTGGGTCAAAGTTTGGCATTTAGAACGGATTTAAATGCGCGAGAAAACTTCTTAGATACCGCAGAACGCAGAGACAGCATACTTAAATTAGCAAGATTAGTAAGTTACAATCCTAAGCGAAGTATACCTGCTACGGGTTTTCTCAAATTTGACAGTGTCAGTACCACAGAAACAATCTTTGATAGCACAGGAATTAATTTAACCAATGTAGTTGTTGACTGGAATGACAGTTCTAACGATAATTGGTTAGAACAGTTTACAGCTATAATTAACGCAGCTCTAGTAGCTACTCAAGCGGTTGGTAAGCCTGGCGCAACAAAAAATCTCAATGGAGTAAGAACAGACGAATATGCTGTAGATATAATAGCAGGAATAACACAAACCTATCCATACACTGCCAGCATCGCTGGTGTGACCTATCCATTTGAAGTTGTTAGTGCAACAGCATTAGATCAAGAATATATTTACGAAGCAACACCAAGCACGTCTGCTGCATTTAATATTTTATACAGAAATGATAATCAAGGAAATGCAAGTAACAATACCGGGTACTTTTTCTATTTTAAACAAGGTACATTAAATTCATTAGATTTCAATATCACAGAAAGTTTATCTAATAGAATTGTAAATGTTAATTTTGACAATATTAATAACACAGATGTTTGGTTATACTCGCTCACTTCCAGCGGCAATCTTGATACATTGTGGACACAAGTTCCTGCTGTGAATGGTGTAAACGTAATTTATAATAATACTAGCGAAAGAAACCTGTACAGTGTGTCATCTAGGGCAAATGATCAAATTGATTTAATTTTTGGAGATGGGTCATTTACCAATATTCCGGTTGGAAGTTTCAGAGTATATTATAGAGTAGGTAACAATTTGACCTATAAAGTCACACAAGACGAAATGTCTGGTGTGAGCATTGTACTACCTTATAGAGGAAGAACTGGTCGAGCAGAAACTTTGACCGTCCGTGCAAGTTTACAATATACAGTTGCTAATGCTATTTCAAGAGAAAGTCTTGAAGAAATAAGAACAAAGGCTCCTCAACAGTATTATACACAAAATCGTATGGTTACTGGCGAAGATTACAATGTTTTACCATACACTACCTTTAGTAACATTTTAAAATTAAAAGCTGTAAATCGTACAAGTTCTGGTGTTAGCAGATATCTTGATGTAATTGATTCTACAGGCAAATATTCAAGTACAAATATATTTGCAGAGGACGGCATTGTTTACAAAGAGAATTATGACGAAACGGAAGTATTTCAGTTTACCAGTACTACAGAGGTTAACGCCATTGTTAGAAATACACTTAAACCTCTAATATCAAATATTCCCACTAGACATTTGTATTATGATACTGCAACTAGGAGTAGTCCATTAGGCACATCTATTTCTGTGAGTAGTCTTATAGTTGGTACTACATATAAAATTGTTACCGCAGGAACTACTACATTTACAATTATTGGATCGTCTAGCAACGCAGTAGGAACTATTTTTACGGCTACTGCCGTGGGAACAGGAACCGGTACTGTAGCACCAGTGGCAGTGTGGACTCAAGTAGCGTCAAGCTCAGGTCGCAGTACAGGAACCTTTACAAGTCCAAATTACACCTATCTAGTTCAAGGCAGTTTGGTAAAATTTATTGCGCCAGCCGGCAAATATTTTGATGCGCAAAATCAGTTGCAAACAGGCACACCCGAGACCGAATATCAACGCACAAGTCTATGGGCCAGCATTATAAATTATGACAGTCCTGGTTTAACATCAACTGCTACCCTGAGTGTGATTGTGCCTACCGGAGCTATTGTAAGTGAAATTATTCCTGTATTTGCCAACGACTGGTCCGAGTCATTAGTCAACGATATAATATTACAAATCCTCAGCTATAAAACATTTGGATTAAGATATGATATACCAACAATGAGTTGGAAAATAATTGAGAGTCAAAATCTTGGCACCGGCAATTTTAGTTTGACAAATGCAGGTAGCACAGCTGGCACAGGATCTGATAACAGTTGGTTCATTAGTTTATCGTATAACAACGGAGAATACACTGCTGTTAGTAGAGGCATAGATTATTATTTTCAAAGTGAAAGAGAAACAAGATTTTATTTTGATCCTGATGTTAGAGTTTATGATAGTAGAACAGCAACAACTCTAATTGATTTTATCAAAGTGTTACGTATAAACACACAACCAGATTCTAGTGATGCACTATTTTATAGTCAAACTTATAGAATATGGAGCACCGCAGTTGGTGCAGATGGCATTGAAGACAACAGAAAAGTTAAAATTACTTTTCCTGATGATAACCTTGACGAAGTGCCTGACAACCCCGATTTGTTTACAAATTTAGTTGCGCCTAGTGTTAATCCAGAAAATAAAAACGTGTACTTTGTTGAATCTTTAGACGAATATAATTTTTTAAGATACAATCCAATTGATGAATCCTTAGTAGTCTCCACGTATGACACCAAATCTTTAATTATTGCCAATATATCATTGTATGCAGCTGGTACAATATTTTATGCAGTATTAGGAGACCCGTTAGTACCTGCTGAAAACAAACCAACATTTTATCAATCTAATGGAATAACTCTCACTGTTGTTAAAAATTATATAGCAAGAACTGGTAGACAAAATTTACAGTTTCAATACAGACATAATGCACCTAATAACCGTAGAATAGATCCTAGCCCAAATAATATAATTGATTTTTATATATTAACAAAAAGTTATTCAAATGACTATTTTTCTTATATTACCGATACTAGTAATCGCATTATAGAGCCGGTGGCACCTTCTATTGCAGAACTTAGCACAGAATTTGGGTCAATTGAAGCATTTAAAACTATAAGTGATAGCATCATATATAATCCTGCAGTTTTCAAACCTTTATTTGGCAACAAAGCTAGACCAGAATTACGTGCTACTTTCAAAGTAATTAAAAATCCAAATTCTAACATAAGTGATAATGAAGTTAAAAGCAGTGTGATAGCTGCAATCAATACTTTTTTTGACATTAACAATTGGGATTTTGGAGAAACTTTTTATTTTAGTGAGCTTAGTGCTTATTTACACACGGTTTTAGTACCATTTGTGAGTAGTATAGTTATTGTGCCTTCGAATACTGATAGTAGATTTGGAACATTATATCAAATTAATGCTGATCCTGATGAAATATTGGTAAGTGCCGCTACAGTAGATAACGTTCAAGTAATTTCTGCTATAACGGCAGCACAGTTAAACATTACTGAATAACAGGAATAAAAATGGCGTCTTTTAAAACAATTGAATTTTTACCAGAAATTTTTAACACAGAAACTAATAAAAAGTTTCTCAATGCCACCACTGATCAATTGGTAAGTGAAACTGACGTTAAAAAAGTAAATGGGTATATTGGAAGAAAACTAGCTCCGTCATTTAAACCTTCCGACAGTTACATCACTGAACCAAGTAAAGAAAGACAAGATTACCAATTAGAACCAGGTGTAGTGATTGAAGACAAAGTTACAAAAAAATTAACTTTTGCCACTACCTATATAGATATTGTCAATAAAATTGAATATTATGGAGGTTTCACAAACAATCATTCAAGGTTGTTTGACAGCGAATATTATTCCTACAATCCTCAAATTGATTTAGATAAATTTATAAATTTTGCACAATACTATTGGTTAGAAAATGGTCCTGCGGCGGTTAACGTTTCAGCATCAACGGTGCCATTAGAACAGACTTTTAGAATAACATATGATTCGTTAACTCAAACATACAGATTTTCTAGTTCTGACGATACACCAAATCCTATCATTACATTGGCAAGAGGTGGTAGATATGTTTTTGAAATTAACGAGCCTGGTAATAAATTTAGCATACAATCAAGTATAGGCGCATTAGGAGTAGACCCTAATATACCAAATCTATCCACTAGAAATGTATTTGGAGTAACAAATAATAGTCAGAATGTTGGCAGTGTTGTTTTTCAAGTACCATTAGCTGACGCTCAAGTCCAATGGACAAATATGAATGTTGCAGACATAATAGACTATGCAACAAGTCATAGTTACCAATCTTTGCAGGGATGTTTGGTAAGTGATTTAGACAAAGTTTTAGGAGGGTTTGATGGACCAGTATCTTCTTTAAACTCGGCCACTTTAATTTTTATCAATACCGCATTTATAGACGATACTTATTGGTATAACACAGCTAGAATCGAAGAAGATGTCATTTATCTTGACCAAAACAATCTTATTCCTTTAAGTGAAAGAAACGATGTTTATCAGGTAAGTGTGTACAATGATGAGGACGATAATCCAAGAATTTATCTAACTCGTAAAACCATAGTCACCAATGAACAAAAAGTAAGAGTAAAAACAGGCGCAACAAATGCTGGCAAAGAATTTTATAGCCGATTAGATATATTTTTTGAGGTGCCGCCAATTACAGCACCGTTGAATTTTCTTTACTATCAAAGTGATCAAAGCGATAAAGCACTAGGAGGAATTCAATTAATTGACCCAACATCTGCAAATATTGATCCAGACTTAGATATAATTGGTCAAAAAAATTATATTGCACCTAACGGAGTTAATTTTACAAATGGATTAAAAATTACTTTTGATTCCTCAGTGCCTGAAAAGTATGCAAATAAAACTTATTATGTCGAGGGGGTGGGCGACGCAATCACATTAATTTTAGAAAGCACGCTTATTACACCTGAATTAGAAATTAATAGTAGCGCAGATTACATCACAATAAATCGTTCCAGCCTTGATCTTAATGGATGGTCTAGAAGCAATAGATGGTTTCATGTTGACATAATTAATAAAACCGCAGAGTATAATAAAATTGATCTTGTGTTAGACCAAACAAAAAGGGCACAAAGACCAATTATAGAATTCAATCCTAGTCTTCAATTATATAATTTTGGCACGGAAGCTAAAAATCCTGTAGATATATTAGATGATTTTTTTATAACAAACGCCTACACACAAATACAAGGTAGATTTATACCCGACATTGAGCCAACAGCTCCTACAGAATTAGTGATAGACGACATTAGAACATCTTCTAATCTTGTGTTAGGCAGATCTTATAATATAACTAGTTTGGGAACAACAAATTGGACTTCGGTTGGTGCATCTTTAGTTAATTCATACAGCCTTGTTGTTGGAGAAGTTTATATTATTGCAAATGTAGGAACAACGGTATGGACAACTATTGGTGCAGTATCGAACATAGTTGGCACCGTTTTTACTGCTAATAGTAGTGCCAATCTTGAATCAACGGGCACAGCATATAAACGTCAATTTGTAGCCAGTAATTTAATTAACGGGACCGGATTTGTCACTGACGCTAATCCATTGGTTATCAAAGACGGAGCTAGAATAATTTTCAGCATAGACGAAAATCTTGAAGTTAGAAATAAAATTTTTAATTTTACTATAGAAGCTACGTCAACGCCTTCGCCGTTACAAACTGATTATCAAGCCTACATTGAAGAAGCTGTTGATGCAATAGTTGAAGAAGGGCATACAATTATTGTAAAGTCTGGCGCAAATGGGAAAAAAACTTGGCACTACAATGGGTCAAACTGGATAAACAGCCAACAAAAAACTGGTATAAATCAGGCACCATTATTTGACTTGATAGATGATAACGGAATAAGTTTTTCAAATTTTTCAGTTTACAACGGATCACAGTTTCCGGGCTGTAAATTATTTTCATACAAGCAAGGCACAGGCTCCAACGATCCTGTGTTAGGTTTTCCACTCAGTTACAAAAATTTATTAACACAAGGTGATATTCAATTTGAAAACAATTACAATATAGATACTTTTTCCTATTTGATTTCAGGAGGTATATCTCAAATTGTAAACACTAACTCAGGTTTTATTCAAAAAAATCTGACTAGAGGTACTAGCACAAGATTGAATAGTTGGACAATTAATTCATTCTTTAGTAAGCAATATCAAATTTTTAATTTTACATATGACGGAACAACAAATTTATTTCCTGTTGACATTATTCCAAACATCAGTACAGACTCTCCTAATACTAAAATAGTTGTAAACAATAAACCAGTTTCTCCTGGACAATACGCCATTATCAGTGCTGTAGATAAATTTGCTATATTAATAGATCAAAATTTACTCTCGGTTGGCGATACTGTTTTTGTAAGTTTATATAGTAGCACAGCTACATCAAAAACTGGATTTTATCAAATTCCAGTCAATTTAGATGTTAATAGTCTTAATGTTGATTTAGAAGTGCTGACTTTAGGCC